AATTAACACAGCCATTCGTGCAACTGCTCATTTAGAGGGGCACAATAACTACGAGAAAGTATGGGATAAGTATAAAGAACGATTTGGTCTTTTCCCTGAGCTTAGTGAACAAGATCGTGGTGCTAAAGAATTAGATGCACAGGTTGAAGTTAAAAAAAAGACAGGTCAAATGATTGAGAAAGAAATTGAGTTTGACGAAGGTCGTCGAAGTAAGGTTTATAAAGATAGTGTAGGTAAGGATACTATTGGAGTTGGGTTCAACCTTGAACGAGAGGATGCACCTGAGATTATAAGCCTTATTGGAGCGGACTACGAAGCTATTAGGAGTGGTGAGGCTGAGTTAACTGACGCCCAAATAAACCAACTTAAGGCTATTACCATCAGTGAGGCTACTGCTAATGCTGAAGAGGTAGTCCCAAACTTCTCTGAGCTATCCCCTAATAGGCAAAGAGCTTTAGTTAATATGTCCTTTAACCTTGGTAAACAAGGGCTAAGGGGTTTTAAGAAGATGCTTAAAGCTATTGAAGAGGAAGATTGGGAGGAAGCAGCCAAGCAAGCCTTAGACTCAAAATGGGCTAAACAAGTTGGTAAAAGAGCAGCTAATATTGCTGAGACATTGGAGAAAGGTTAATGGGTCGTAGTATAACAATTGGTGTTCATGGGTTTCAGTATGACCCTGAAAGCACTAACCCGAAGGATGACGCATGGGGAGAACTCTACCCTATATGGTCTAAAGAGCTAGGTGATTGTACGGAGTTTGTTGGGTTTGAGTGGTACTCTTACCCAATGGACTTTAAGGGGTTCACTAATGCTTGGGCCAAGGGGTGCTACAATCGGTATTTAGCCGCTTGGAAGGACTCTGAAGATAAGGCCGCCCCCGCTCTTATTAAGATGATTGAAGAGATAGGGAAACCTGTTAACATAATCGCCCACTCTCTTGGGACTCGTGTAGTTCTATGTGCTATTGAACAAAGTGGGGGTAAACTCCCCATTGAGAAGATTATCCTCCTAAGTGGGGCTGATACAGTTAAACACGCCAACCAAGTAAAATACCTCATTAAGGCTCCTGTGTTAAATGTAACATGTGAGGAAGATGATGTATTAGGGTACTTAGGTAAGTGGTTCAGCCCTGACTTAGGACCCTCTGCTACCATTGGTAGGAATGAGGTCAAGGGGTGGGATAATATTCACCTTATTAACTCTGATGACCACTGGGATTCCTATAAGACTCCATCTTATTGGGATATGTATAGAAATTTTTTAAAGGAAAAATAGATGCCGAGTGTTAAAATTATTAGTAACTCTATTGAGGGTATTCGCCTGCCTGAGTTGCGATCAGTTGATTTGTCCCAGAAATTCACTCTTGTTGAGGATTTCTATGGCACATGGGCGATTGGTGATGCTGGCCCTGCTGATAAGTGGTCTTCGACAGCTGGTAGTGGAACTGGTAATGCTGTAGCGACGACTGTAGCAAACTCTGTTAATGGTGAGGTCACCCTTACATCTGCCTCTGATGATGGGGCACATGGAGCGAATTGCTCAAGCTTAACTGGTATTAACCTCCCCTTTAAAGCTAGCCAAGGTGGGTTAGCTATGGAAGTTAAAGTTAAGGTTGATGATGTTTCTGAAGCCGTCCTATTTGTTGGCTTTACGGACACGATTTCAACAACTGTTGAATTACCTATCTTTATGAATGCGGCTGATTTAGATAGTGATGCCGCTAATGCTTGTGGGGTTATCTATGATGTAGATGCTACGACTGACCAGTTTTATGTTGGTGGGGTTAAGGCTAATACAGACACGGCCCCCACGGCTGACACAGCTATTGTACCTACCGATGGTACTTACGTGACTATCCGTGTTGAAGTTGACACAGATGGTGTAGTTACTGGGTATGTGGATGGTGTGTCCTTAGGCAGCGTTGCCGCTGCTGTTACGACTACTACAGCATTAACCCCCGCTGTTGTGGTTGGCAATCGTTCTGCCAATCAGGTTATTGCTACTATTGATTACATTTGGGTTCAACAGGACCGCTAAAGTTCAGTCAGAAGAGTAATTATAAGACAAAAAAATACCCCCGTCAGGATTGATTTCCCGGCGGGGGTTTTCTTATTTGTACGTTATTAAATTGTCTTTAGAGGATTTCACAAACACCACCTGCACAGGCTAGTTCGCCCTTTCGATCATAGTCATCTGTTAACTCAATGACTTTTGTTAGATCAATATTATGTAGGTGTTTCTCCAACTCCTTAAATCTTTTCTTCGTAATTTCCTCAAAAGGAGCCTGTTTGTAAGACCCGCCATCATATGGTAAGATAGCCATTCCTGTATAAAGCCCCCTATCCTCCCACATATATTGCCGTAGCTCATCCCACTCTTCTTGTCTTACCGACAGAGTGGCAGAAACATTATTGAAGTTCTTACCTGCTCTATGACCCTCTCTTACCCACTCTTGGTTAAACTTAACTACCCTATCAAATAGTTCTAAGCACGTCTCAGAACGCATTATAGAGCCCTGTGGGGCCTCTTGGGGGATGGAGACTACCACTTGCCCCGGTGAGAAGTAATCGTCCTCTACAAGCTCTGGAAGCTCTTTTATAAGGTATTGAGCAATTGACTCATCTTTCCCCAATCTAATGCGACGAATATAAAAAGGGCTATGCCAAGCGTGGATACCTGAAGAAGTACCGAGAACAAGAGAAGTAGTGCCAGAAGGTTTAACCGTAGTTGTTCTAGCTGCGCGCTTAATTCCAATAAGGTTAGCAACTCTTTCATTCTCTTTATTTACCTCTTGTGCAGCTTGTTTTAAGTCTAGGCCTAGTACCACCCCCGAGGCAATCCCCGTTTGCCCAACACCAATAAGAGCCTCGCGTTCAGTTGTTCTCTTCCATATTGGGCGGAGATAGTGGAAGTCGGTATAACCAGCTTGGAGGGTTCCAATGAAGGCTGCTGCTCTTGCTCTTGCGTTAAGGTCTTCTTGGCTTGTAACATTTGATACATTAAGCTCCGTTAGGTTACAGAATTGATAGGGGCGTAAGGCAATTTCACAACAGGGGTTAGCCCCCCAATTATAATCATTCGTCCAGAAGATACCCGGCTCTCCTGCTCCACTGGCTTGGATACGATCAAATACCTCAGTGTATTCCTCACGACTTGTGGTTTGCCTATGGAGTACAACAGAGTTATTAGCCCTACCCCGTTGCGGGTTAAGCTCATACCAAGCCCCACTCTTGCATGTCATCATATCAATGTCCTCAGCAGAGAACAGAGCAATCATAGCAGCACGGCGAATACCTCCTGCAAGGACAGCATCGGCGATGAAACAAAGGATGTCGTGGCACTCAATCGGAGTAAGCCTCCGACCAACAGCACTATTAAGTATAGCAGCGATATGGATAAGACAAATACGAAGAGGCTCAGGACCGGGAGCTTTCCCCCCTGATACGACCAATTCGGTTCCTTTGACCCTAATATCGTCGAAATCAAATTTAACACGATCTTTTCCTAAAAAATACGCCTCAATAAGGACTTTAACTGCGTCCGCCCAGCCTTCAATAGAGTCTCCGATGACGTATCGTCTGGGCTGATCCAAGTTTCTCGGCCCAATGACCCTAGGAAGCCTATTGACGTGCCTATACTGTACACTATAACCAACGCCTGTACCACTAAGTAGAAGGAACATAAGCTCAGAAAAAGAATCAATATGGTCAATAGGAAGATAGGAACAATTATAAATCCTAGCAGGATTACGAAGGATCGCTCTGCCAGCGAATTGCATTGATCGCATAGATGGGAGTACAAGCTTTGGGATAACAAACTTTTCATAAACATCCGTAATCTCGTGTTCCATGTCTGGATACTTTGAGACATGCATCTCACAATTACGTCTAGCCAACTCTTCCCAAGTTTCACGTCTAGCTTCCTCCCTAAGATGTCTGGCATACTTTGTATGCACAGTGATATCTGATAGAATTTGGTTACTTATTGTGTTCAATTCTTTTTAACCTCTCTTTTTCCCTCTGCACAAACCATTCAATCTTATTTAAATCATACATTGTGGTTTGCTTACCCTTTTGACCAAGCCTGTAACAAGCCTTAAAGATATTCCCAATGGCAAAGTTCATGTCCTTATGCTCAATAAGGTCTTGTAGCTCTGTGGCCCCCTCGGGGAGTTTATAATAGTCTGTTGACCAACCCTCAGTCTTATCTGTCATTAATTAGCTGCCTCCCCCGGTAGTAGATAAGGGCGACCTGTAAATACAAATTGCATCTCTTCGTCTATGAGACAGTGTGAGAAAGCTTGTACCTCTGGGCGGAAATACCCTGTGTAATAAGTGTCCTTATCTGTGCCTTTAACGTGAACTAAATATTTCTGGCCTTCAACCAATTTGTCAAATGAGATTGGGGAAAAGGATATTTCTTCCCCCTCCCCAATCAACATGAAATCACTTGAGACCACATCATCTTCATGTGGCATTGGTAAGTAGATTCCTCCGTTTTTCTTTGTCTAGTTCTGTAAATCTAGTACGGGACCAACCACCACAATCATCACAGCGGTATCGTTGGTATTTACCAGCGTTGGTAGTATAGAAGCCCCGTCTACCAAGATGTTTACCACCACACTTCGGGCAAACTAAACCTTCATCTTCCTCATTAATCGCCA